CCCGTGATAGTTGACGCTAAACTTGAGTCTGTGCTGCCGCTTGCCATGTTGCCTATGTTCCCCAAACTTGATCCGCTACCGTTCATGCCCGTGCTGCCGGTCGCCATCCCACCCGCCGCACCGAGCGCGAGCCCGCCCGCGAGGCTCGCGCCGCCGCTGATGCCAGCCTGCCTCGACGCCGCGGCCTGCTGCGGTGAGCCGCTGTTTCCTAAGAGGGTCCCGGCCGCGAGGCTCGTCCCCGCCTTGATGGCTCCGACCCCGAGCGCGCCCGCTACCTTACCGAGCGTCCCGCCACCCACTGAGTTGCTGATGTTGCCCGCGGTGTTGGAGCCGGCGAGGTACCCGCCTACGCCGCCACCGATAGCTCCGAGGAGCGCGTTCCCGCCTGATAAGCCAGCGCCCGCGGCCCCTACACCGGCCCCGACCAGACCGGTCGCGACCCCGGTGCTCAGGCCGGTGGCGGCACCGAGCGCGGCGCCGGCTCCGGGGACGACGGAGCTGGCGATGTTGGTCAGGGCGCCACCCCAGTTGCCCTGTGTGGCATCGTAGAGCGCCATCACCTGGTTACCCGCCATCGGGTCACCGACGAAGGAGCCCGCTACGTCTCCGACAACGCTGACGATGTCGCCACCGTACTTGCTCAGGAAGCTATGCGTCGGCTGCGCGCCCGCGAAGCGCGCGACATCTGGCGCGTCACCGGACGTGGAGATGTTATTCTTTGCGTCCTTCCCGCTGGCGATGTCCGACGCGTTACCCCACAGCCCCGACGGGTCCGCCCCCAGCGCCTCGACCCCGCCACCCTGCCCAGTGATCTGCTGCCCGTGGTAGGCACCCTGCTGGTTGAAGGCGTTGTAGAATTGGCTCGTCTCCGCGGACGTCCACTGCTTGCTGGGGTCGAGCGCCGACGCGTTATTTTCCAGTGCACCTAGGAGTGGGTCGGTGGTCCCCGTCTTCATGGCCGCGCTGTAGCCCTTCGTATCGAAGAGCCCAGACGACTGTAGCGCGGTAGTCCACGCGCCATTAAAGTTGTTGTCCGCGATGTCAGACTCTACGGTGCTGACGTCCTGCCCGTACAGTTGCTGGTTCGCCGCGGAGAGACCGGCGAGCGGGTTCGCGGTCGCGGGGGCGGGTGTTGGTGCGGCAGCTGTCCCGCCCCCCGGCGCCCTCGGTGCTGCGCCCGCTATGGCCATAAGCTACTTGCCGCTTTTCTTTTGGTTGTTCGAGTTGTTGATGTTCTCGACAGCGTGCATCGTGCCGAGACCCAGCATACCAAACAGAACCTGCATGGTGATGGTGGTATCTATGACCGGGAACGTGCCGGTGTAATGGAACCCCACCTGTGCGACGAAGCGCATCAGCGGCTCAAAGATTGAGCAGTACAGGAACGCGAAACCGCACCCCCACATGATGAACGGCCGAGCGCCGGAGACCCAGAACGAGCTGTTGCCAGCCTCAACCTTGTCGATGTCGGTCTGGTTCGTGGTTACCGCCTGCAGCTGCAGCAGCTCGTCCTGTAGGGCGCCCTGCACCTGCAGCTGCTGAAGCTGCGCGACCGCCGCCGCGGCTGCGGCCTTGTCCGGCACCACCTTGTTGATGATAGCGATGATCGGCGCCGCTACCGTGTCCCAGATGCTCATACCGGATACTCCCCCGTCAGAAAATAATTTGCGATGCGTGTCGCGCGTCCCGGCTTGTCGAGCCCGTCCGGCTGCACTTCCTTAGCCCACAGGCTCGCGAGCAGGTGATCGTGCACCGTCTGCCATTCTTTCGCTTTCAGCGCGGCACGCGTCGGGGAAAACTCCTCCCACCGGCCGCCCATGTTGAACGCGATCTCGTAGAGCGCATTCTTTCGGCAATCGGTGTCGCACGACTCAAACTCAGGCCACCGCTGCGCGAGCCGGATAGCGTTCAGTATGTCAGTGACGAACCACCTGTCACTTGTCGTCTGCGGTACAGTAAACCCCTCCCACGATCTTCCCGCCGCCGCGCGCGGTAGGAGATGGCCCCGGCCACAGGTCCAGTTACCGCGCGTGTCAAGGTACGCGGTAAGCTCATCCCTCTCCGCAGAATCGATGTCAACCGCCAGACGCCTATCAATCGACGGATCGAGCACGGTCTCATTGGTTATCGCCATGTTTTGGTTTCCTCACCTGGTTCTGGATGTCGTGGACGGTGTCCTTGATGTCGTCAACCGATTGCTTTAAGGCAGAGTTTTGTTGCTGGATACTCTGCAGCTGCTCGTCGTGCTTCGAGATGTGGAGATCTGTCTGCGACGTCTTCGTTTGCAGCTCCTCAATCTGCTGGTTGACGGTGCCCCAGTGGTAGCTTGTCGAGTAGATGCCGCCGACGGCGCTACCTACTACGGCTATCCCTGCGATCACTGACTCCATCGTCCACTTGAACATGCTCATCTCTGTCTCTCATTTTACGGGCGGCGGCTGCGGGACGTGCTGCTGCACGTACTGGTATGCCTCAACCCACGCGACGGCTTCCATGCCGGTTGATTGAACGCGCCGCAAAAACTCTAGGATGTTCTTTGCGATGTGCTCGGGTATCGGGGGCAGCACCGTCGGGTTGATGCGCACCTCGGCCGGGCCGGGGTGATCCTTCAGTGCGTCAGCAATGTGCTGCGCCAAGTTCTGTTCGTCTGTCATGTTGCTCACCTCGTCGTTTAAGTGTAGAACGGAATCCTGCGGGCCACGCCCGCTATCGTGATCGCCATGTACCCTGCCGGGGTTGCCGGGAGGGCGCCCGCGCCGCCAGCGGCGGGGGATGTGGTGGTGACTGTGACCGCCGAGAGCGACAGGGCTGTGTTGATTGTAACTCCCGTGGACAGAACTGTCATGAGTTCTGTAAACGTCAAAACAGAACCGGCAGTCACAGAGGGTGCTGCCCAGAAATATATTCCTTGCGTTCCGCCTGTCGGGTTGCACTGCACATATGCGGCCCCGGCAGTACCCTTAGCAATCCAGTTGGTGCCGTTATAGTAGGCGTTTGAAATTAGGACAACCGAGGCGCCGCTGAAAGTCGCGATGCCTCCATAGCTACCTATATCAACAGCCGCAGTCGTGGGGGTTGCCCAGGCGTAAGACGTACCCCCGATGCTTAAGTTGCCCGCAGCAGTAAGCTGCATCTGGACGCTTGCGCCGCTGTTGGCCGTGAAGTCTATGTTTGCGCCCTGTGAGCGCAGAACCAGATCGTTAGCGGATGACCCAGTACCTCCTAGGTCTCCCGCAACTCCCGCCACACCGATATACGCTTCCGGGACCCCGTTTATAGAAAATTCTTCGTACGGTGATTGCCCACTAGGCGCGTTTATAATGATAGCCGGGGTGGCGTTGTTTCCGTTGACAGTCAGCGGCCCGGTAATGGTAGAGGGGCCGCTTAGAGAAATCGTAGCGTACGGCGACGCAATCGTCCCGCTCACCGTGATACCGTTCGCGCCAACCGCGTTCCGTACGTCGGCCCCCTGCAGCTTGTTCGCTATGAAGCTGCGGAACCACGCGGCGTCCCAATTAGTCGGGATCGAGAGCGTGTTCGCCGTCGTGATCCCCGGCTTCGATTTTAGTGCTATCGCCATCTTACCACTTGCAGGGCTCGACCATCGCCTGCACGTCTACCGTGAAGGTGGTCGAGGCGTCCGTCACACGGAACTGGCACACCAGGCTGTAGTGTTGCCCGAGGTTCCACCAGATCGCGCGGTTGTCTGTGTCCCCCGGTACCCCGAGCGTCTGCGAGTCATCCCCCGAGGAGTCGTAGGTCTGACCCCAGTTGTCCGAGATCAGGAGCGTGATCCTCGGCGCGACGCCAGGTGTCGACCCAGCGCCAGCGGTGACTACCGCCTCCACGCGGCGCACGGTCTGGCGGTTGTTCATGTTATAGATCGGCATCGTCGTGAAGGCGCACACCACGGGCGCGTTCGCGTTACCGAACTCTGTCTGCGCGGTGTCGTCCAGGTAACCGATGGTGCCGCTCTCTGCGTCCCCCACCAGCTGCTTACCGAACGCGTTCAAGTACACGAGCGCGCGGTACTGTACCTCCTGACCGTTCAGGACCGACACCAGATCAAACCACTGCTGTGTCACGCAGTCGTAGACGAGTGTCCGCGCGGCGAGCGGGATCGTCAACACGTAGAACGGGTGACCTGCCCAGGTGGGGCAACCGGCCGGTGACGCGACCGCGTAGGTGCCTGCCAGTAGCCCGTTCTTCTCCGCGTTCGAGAGAACCAGCTCCACCCCCGGGGTCGAGATCCGTACCGGTGTCTGCCCGTTCCGGCGGCGGACGGTGAGGTCGTTGCAGACCCACATGATCGAGTTGTCCTGGTTCGCGATGCTGTAGGGGCACTGCGGGTGCACACCGTACGGCATGTAGGTGTCGGAGGCGGCGCTGAAGGGTGACCCTGTAGCGTTCCCGGTGTTCACGAAACCTTCGGAGGAGCGTGACCCAAACATCAGCACCTCACGGTGGTCTACACACATCCCGTAGAATGGGTCGGTACCGAACTGCCGGTTAAAGGACGCGGCCGTCGTGAAGGTGATCTGCGCGTTACCTGAGACCTGTCGCCCGTCATCGTTGAAGAACGTGTAGGAGCCCTGCCCCTCGTTGTTGTTCGCAAGGAAGACGATGTAGGTGTCGACGTACCAGCAATCAATCGCGCCGCCGAGGTTCAAGAAGAACGTGCTCGCCAGCTGCTGCAGTCCGCCGCCACCCGTGAAGGGTGTGTAGGTGTAGCAGGTGTCGGTCCCCGGGACCAGGATCACGAGGCAGGCCCCGTTGTCCGTCATCCGGACGAATCCGGTACCGATGATGCTGCTGTTCGATCCCGGCACCAGCGTGAAGGCGCCCGCAGAGTTCAAGGTGTAGAGGTCGAACCCGATGACGACGTAGACGACGCCAGCCATCTCCCAGATACCGCGTACCGGGTTCGTGAACCCGGCCGGTGTGAATGTCGAGATCCCCGGCCAACGGCGTAGCACCGCGGGCTGCTGGGACTTCATGTCGTCCGGCTCCGTCTGCTGCGCGGGCTCCGGGTAGCACCCTATCAGTCGCTTCGACGCAGCCCGCAGGTCGGCGAGCTGGTAGGAGGCGAGCGGGAGCGGTACCGTGTAGGGTTGCGCTGGCACTAAGGCGTGAACTTAGAGTTTTTGGCGAGGTTTTCTTTTCCCGGTATCACTCTAAGATTCTCCACAACATGCAGCCCGCTTACTAGTCTACCTTTCAACGGTATGACGTGATCGACGTGATGCTGTATCCCAGTCTCGCGGGTGAGCCGGTGCATCTCGTCGTAAAACTTTTTGATCGCTTTCAGGTCCGCCCACTTCGGCGTACGCTGCAGCTGATCCGCGATGCGCGCCATACGCTCTGCGGCGCGAGTCGCCTGCCGATGCGGCGCCTTACGGCACCTGCGCTCGCTGGCGGCCTTTCGAGCACGCACTTCCGGTTTTTGACATTGCTTTTTATTAACGCGCCGCTGCCACTCTGGATTCGCTCTCTGCCGATCTCTAAGGCACTTGACGCAATCGTTATTGCAAGTAAGGCGCTCGGCTACATGGCCCGCCTTACATGGGAGCCCGGTGAAGTAGCGCGTTGCGCCCATCTCGCGGGCTGCTTTAGCCGCGATGCTGCCCTCTATTGTTTTTATTCCCATACTTCAATTTTAATCGAAAACTTCAACAAAATCAATCACCACCAATAAGAACCCCCCCAAAGTCCGCCGTTGGCTCGGGACAGCTCACCGAGATCGCACTCGGTGTACTTGAGGTACCGCTTCGTCAGCCTCCGGTTCGCACGGAAGATCTGCGCGCCCAAGTCGTACCCGTTCTCCGGGTCCGGCGAGGGCGGGATCGTGATCCCGTACGCTGGAGAGATCCAGCCGGCGAGCACCCACTTGATGTCGCCGATGTCTTCGTCTTTGAGGGGTGCGATGCTGTTAAGCTGCGCAACTGTTTGCGGGTACCAGCCGATGTTGCCCCAGCCGTCACGCATCTGCGTGAGGAGGTTATCGTTCAGGATCGTCATACCGTTGGCGGACTGCGTGGCCGTAGGTGCACGGCCCTCGCGTACGACGCCCAGCTTCTGGAATGCTTCGGTGATGATCGCCTGGTTGGTAGTTGCCACTCGCGCCCCTTGTGAAATTAGTGGGTCCGTTGCTCTGAACGGTTTCCAAAAGTCGCGTCTATCTTAAATAGGAGGACGTTCTCCGTTATCGCCTACCGGGTGAGGGCGGCGGCGAATTTTTTCTTATTGCACGCGAATCCAAGAGCGCGGGTTCACCGCTGCGCCGCTGGCCGGCTGGAAGCCGTTCAGGGTGTACTTGAATCGAACGGTGGCGGTCGCGCCGCCAGCGGTGGTGGCCGCCGCCGGGGTGAGAGCCGTCAACGTACCGAGAACGCCGGGGACAATGACGTCGCCCGTGTTTGCGTTCAAAGTGAGTGAGGTGATCGTTGCCGTTGAGGTGATCGAAGCGTCAGCTCCGTCCACCGGGTTCAGCGGCAGGTTCACGGTCAACGCAGCCAGGGTACCGGTGGGGTTAAGCACCAGGACCGCGGTTTGCATCGTGATCGTCGATCCCGTCACGAGCGTGGCGCCCGCGTAGAAATCGAACGGAACGCCGACAACGTCACCGTGCCCATATCCAACTTGAATGTTAGCCATTTTCTATATTCCTATGGGTTAGGCAGCCGACGCGACTTCGATGTTCCGGACAGCCAGCTCGGGGTAAGCGAGCACGGCGCCGACAATGGAGTCGAGGCGAGCCGGGAGCACGTCGTTCGACGGGTCCCACTGTTGCGCGAAGCGGATGTTGTACCCTTCGAAGCTCTCGGCAGCCGTCATCTTGACGAGGGGGCTGAGGTCGAGCATCGGGGGGTTCGCAAACACAATCGCGTCCCGGTACCAGCCGAGCGACTGCTTGATCAGCGCGCCGTTGAGCGCGGTGAGGGCAGCGGAGCCACTCTGGCCGAATACGCTGATGGCCGCACCCGTGGCCGGAACGTTGTCCACGTTCTGGTAGGCTCCGCCAGTGATGATACCCGGAGCAATCGGGATCGCAATCGCGCCAGCGGTGTCGCTGATGGTCGCGGTCACGACGAACTGCTTGGGTCGGCCCAGGGACGCCTTCGTCTCGGGGTCGACTTCGTTCACGCCCGCGATGCTGATCACGTCGCCAGCGTTGAGGGTGGTGACACCCGCCTGCCAGCCGTTCGTGTTGATCGTGAACGTGGAAACGAACGCGTTGCCCGCGCCCGGGTTCGATTGACCGGCACCGTTCACAACGGGGACGGAGGTGGTGCCGAAGGTTCCGATGACGTGCGTCGGCAGCTTCGTGTTACGGAAGCAGACGTAGCCCGCGGCCTTGTCGGCGATGACGCCTTCGAGCCACTGGTCGGAGATCGTCGACTCGGGATTGAACAACCCCTTGTTGTCACGCACGAAGTACCGCGAGGTTTGCGGGGTCGCGGTGAAGGTCCGGCGGTCGTCTTCCGGCGCCAGCGCTTCCGTCAGATACTGCTCGTTCTGGAGCAGCTGGTCGTAGGTCGCGGTGGTGTTGAAGGCGCCCGTGAACTTCGGGACGTTGTTGACTTGGCCCGTGGTGAAGTTCTCGATGCCGGCCGCGAGGCGCGCCATCGCAGGTTCCAACACCTGCTCTTCGAAGTTGTTCAGCAACATCGCGCGCTCCACCGAGGTGAAGTTGATGTCGACGCCGAGCTGCTGGTTGACCAACAGGGTGGCGAAACGCTGGACCGAGTTCTGTGCGTTCATCTGCGGACCAGTACGCAGAGTGTACTGGAACGGGAGACGGATGGAGAGCTGTTGACCCAGGATGACCCCGTTGATGGGGCCGGGCAGCAAGCTCTGATAGTCACGGTTCGTGCGACCCGTGAAGTTGCTCTTGGCGTGCAGGAGGACGAGAGCCTTCCGTGCGACCCATTGAGCGGTGATGAGTGAGTTAGCCATTTATACCTTTTCCGATATTTTAGTTCAGCCCGCGCATCTTCCGATGTTGGTCGCGGGCCGATTGTTTGCTTCCCCGGTGCATTCTCGCAAACTCTTCCATCGACATATTGGGGTCGACGACGTCGCGAGATTGTGCACGCCCGGCCGCCCTGGTGGGGGTCGGGGGAGGAGGCGCCCTGGTGATGGACTTCGTTTGTCCTGCTTGCGCAGAGGACTTAGAGTTCCCGTTCTGCTTGCCCTTTGAGCGGTCTTCGTTTTCGCATTCCGCGATCATCCGGCCGATGGTGATAAGCTGCTGGGCCGGGGACTGCTTCGCCGTCCTGATGGCGAGGGCGGTGTCCTTCCCAAACTTATACAGCAACCGGGCGGTGTACTCAGACTGCGCTACGGCGATACCTGCGTCCGGTGCCAGCTGGTTCTGAGCCAGGACCGGGTTCTTGATGACTACTGCCTCGTAGTCGGGGGTTGCCTTCGCAAACTCCGCGATCTTCTTTTCGACCTCGGTGCGGCGCTTGGCCGCCTCGTCAGCTCCCGACATCTCGCGAATCAATTCACGAGCAGCAATCTTCGCCTGGTCACGGGACCACTTCTGCATTTTGGCGCGGTACTTGTCGTTATCGAAGGCGACATCCGGGTCAGCAAGGTCCGGCATCGGCTCGTCTTCTACAACAGGAGGTGCAGCTGCAGCTGAGGTCTGTGCGGCGGTCGGTTTCCCTCCACCCTTCAACCTCTCCAGCTCCGCGAGTGCGTCTTGCAGCTGGGTCTGCATGTGCTTGCCAAATATCTTCGTGCCTTCGAGCAGATCGTTCAGCTCTACTATGCGTTCCTCAGCAGATCCCTTCTTGGGTGCCGGCCGAGCGCGAGGTTCCTCATCCTCTTGCTCTCCGACCAGGTCCTTG